GTACCCCTTACTCAGCGAGTAAGAGCGATCATTACCAATAGACAGTTAGGCAAAGATTTACAGTCTAAAGTCTTCAGTGATCTCTCCATATCGCAGCTCCGGAAGCAATGGGAATCCCTTGTGGATTACATGGAGTTGAGTAGTGATCCTCAGTTCGTAGTACATATGCTGAGACACACTTGTGCCAGTCGGTTGGCACAGTCAGGTAAGAATGCACCCTTCATCATGCAGTGGATGGGACATTCAAGTATAGTTGTAACGCAGCGTTATATGCACCTAGCACCTCGAGCTTTAGATGAGGGTTTAGGAGCCCTAGAATCATTCCAAAGGGCAGCATAAGTAGTGAGACAGTTTCCGTGTCGTAACTGTCACAGGTAGGGGTGGTAATCTGCCACAGGATTTGAATAAGTTGTTGATTTAGAAGAGAATTTTCTAGATAGCAGCAGACTCAAAAGTAACTGAGTCCGCTGTGTAGTATGGCTCGGTGGTGAAATTGGTATACACAGGAGACTCAAAATCTCCCGCCCATAAAGCGTGTCGGTTCGACTCCGACCCGAGCCACCAACTAGAAATATTCTCGACTAAGTAACTTAGTCAACCCCTGTGTCAGACCCAGTGACAACTTAATGTCACCTTAGTAATCAACCACTTATGGTTGGCTTTGCTATGCCCCTTTTGATTTGTTTTCTCAAAAGGGAGTTATATGTCGCAGGACAATACAGCAGTAAACCTGATGCAAGTTCAGGTAGCGTTAGAGGAATCAATGCGTGGTCGTGGGGAGGAGAGATACCAGCGGTTGGTGAACTCCGCAGTATCCCGAAAGTCCGAGGACACCACCGGGTACGGGCAGAAGATAGCCTCTACCTACACAGCAGAGTTAGCCTTGGCTTACGATGCATTCAAGGCGGATGCAGCCTCCGGCAGGGCAGGTAAACGACACTCCAGTATCAAGCTCATCGGGGATCGATTGACCTCCAAGGAGGTAGCCTTTATTACCCTCAAGACTGTACTCGGGGGTATCTCAGGTGTCCGTACCTTATCCCGCCTAGCCATTCAGATTGGTATGAACCTCGAAGATGAGATCCGGCTGGCTGGTATTCGGGAGCAGGAGAAGCGGGTGTATGCCTCGATTGTTGAGGGGGCTATGAAGCGTGGCTCCCAGCACTACAAGCATATCTATGCGGTGCGTAGGGCTGAGTACTTTAATGATGGTTGGAAGAAGTGGTCTGATCGTGAGCGATTGATCGTGGGTATAAAAATGGTTGAGCTCACAATCAATACCGTAGGAATCATTGAGACGGCTCGCTTAGGTTCGGATAACAAGACCCGCACAATGGTGTACCCAACTAATGACACCCTTCAGTGGATCGAGAAGTTCAATATCTCTGGATTCAAGGCGGTGTTGGAGCCAATGGTGGTGCAGCCTAGGGATTGGACCAGCCCCTTTGATGGTGGCTACCTCACTAGTAACATCCGCCCCCTGCGTTTGGTTAAGAGTAAGACACGCAAGCGTTTAGCCGAGCTGTATGGTGAGCAGCAGATGCCCTTGGTTTACCAGACGGTGAACTCCCTTCAGCGTACTGCGTGGCAGATCAACGCACCGGTGTTGGATGTACTCAAGACTCTGTGGGAAACCGAGAGTGAACTGGGTGGGCTGCCATACCGTGGTGAGTTTCAACCCCCACATAAACCACACGACATTGATACCAATCAAGAGTCTCGTGATGAGTGGAGAAGGGAAGCAGCTAAGGCATACAGCAAGAACCTAGAAGCTGTTAGCCACCGTGTGTCATTCAGTATGACTATCGACTTAGCCTCCCGTTATGTGGACTTCAAGCGTATCTTCATGCCATACCAATTGGATTTCCGTGGTCGTATCTACGCTGTGCCACACCTCAATCCTCAGGGTGCAGACTTTCAGAAAGCACTACTCAGATTTGCTGAAGGTAAACCCCTTGGTGCTGAGGGTGTGAAGTGGTTAATTATTCACGGTGCTAACGTGGCTGGTGTGGATAAGGTGTCCTTCCAAGATCGTGTGGATTGGGTTGAGGCGAATGAGGACGAGATCTTAGCTATCGCTAAGGATCCCCTGCAGAACACCGGCTGGTCTTCTTCGGTTGGTGGTATTGATATTGATAAGCCTTGGCAGTTCTTAGCCTTCTGCTTTGAGTACGCTGGGTACTGTGAGCAGGGTGAGAAGTATGTATCTCGCTTGCCTATAGCACTGGATGGTTCATGCTCAGGGCTGCAGCACTTCTCAGCCATGCTGCTCGATACCGAAGGTGGTACTGCAGTCAACCTGTTACCTCAGGAGAAACCTGCTGATGTCTACCAACTGGTAGCTGATGAGGTGATTACTCAGGTACTGAAGGATGCTGAGAATGGTACGGAAGATGAACTTCTGAATGCTGAAGGACACATCCGCCCCGGTACTAAACCTATGGCTCAGCAGTGGTTGTCCTTTGGGATCACCCGCAAGACCACAAAGCGTTCAGTCATGACACTAGCCTATGGATCCAAGATGTACGGGTTCAAGGATCAGATCATGGAGGACACCCTTAGACCTGCTAAGAAACAGATGGGTGATGACTTCCCGTTCTACGGTGATGGCTATCCGGCTGCTTCATACATGGCTCGCAAGATCTGGGAAGCTGTACAGGTAAAGATTACCTCTGCTCCTAAGGCTATGGCTTGGTTACAAGAGGTGGTGAAGGTAGCTAATCAGGAAGGCAAGGAAGTTATCTGGAGTACCCCTGCAGGTTTTAAGATAGAGCAGAGCTACATCCAGATGAAGGAGTTGCGGGTTGAAACCTCACTTAATGGAACCATCAACCTGAAGATTACTCAAGCTACTGAGAATCTGGATGCCAGACTGCAGACCCAAGGGATTGCCCCTAACTTCGTTCACTCCATGGACTCTAGTCACCTAATGTTTACGGTGTGCAGAGCCAATGATGCTGGTATCAAGAGCTTTGCCATGATCCACGATTCATTTGGAACCCATGCTGCGGATACGGATGCGCTCTTCGCTACTGTTCGGGATTGTTTTGTTGAGATGTATCAGCAGAATGATGTGCTTGGACAGTTCAAGGAGGCAGTAGCCAGCCGTCTGCAGAACGAAGCGTTACTAGACAGGCTGCCTGTACGACTAGTGACGGGTGAACTGGATCTGGAGGAAGTGAAGTACTCCATGTACTGCTTTGCCTAAATACTTTCCCTTAGTAACTGTTGACATTTACTCAACGGTGTTGCGATTTACTCAACACCCTTGGGTAGGTGTTGGCTACCAGAATATTTTTATGCAAAAAATTTATAGAAATCAACAGGTTGCGATTACCCGTCCCCTATGGATTCATTTCTGAAATCCATATACAAACATAGGACATCACATGACATATCACTCAACAATTGGCAAGGCAATTTCCCTTTTAAATCAAGGACTTAGATTACCCCACAGTATGGTGGCTGAGCTGCGTGAGCAGGGCATTGATGTGCCTAGCTTCTACCAATTTCACATGAAGAAAGTTTAATCATGGCAACTAAAAACACACAAGCAATTAGTCCAGTAGGTAAAACCTTATGGGCAACCCTTAATAAACCAGACACAAAATTTAATGAAGCAGGTATTTACTCTGTGAAATTACAGTTCACTGGTGATGATGCACAAAAGCTATCGGCATTCTTGGATACCAAGTTACAAGAATCTATTGCTGAGGCTAAGAAAGAAAATGTAGGTAAGAAGATTAAGGAAGCTAGTGCTCCTTATGAGTGGACAGATGACAACACTATTGTTGTTAACTTCAAGATGAAGGCATCAGGTCTTAAGAAATCTGGTGAGCCTTGGTCTCGTAAGCCAGCACTCTTCGATGCTAAAGGTAAACCTTTGGTAGGCGAGGTTCGTGTTGGTCAAGGTTCCCTGTTGGCTGTGTCGTATGAGCCAAGCTTGTTCTACACATCCTTGATTGGTGCAGGTGTAAGCCTCCGCCTCAATGCTGTGCAGATCGTGCAGCTTGTTGAGTACACCGGTGGTGCTGACAACCCCGGCTTCGGTGAACACGAGGGTGGCTTTGAAGTAGAAGACGAACCAGCTTCTCCATTCACACCTAAGGCAGAGGGAAAGTCCACTGATGCAGTCGACTTCTAAACAGGTAGCCCTTAAGTATGGGTTTCGATCTGGCTTAGAAGAATCAATTGCTGCCAAGCTATCAGCTCGGGGTGTGCCTTACAAATTTGAAGAGCGAGTGATTGAATACACCCGCCCTCAGAAGAAGAGTAAGTACACCCCCGACTTTGAACTACCCAATGGAATCATCATCGAGTCCAAGGGTAGGTTCATCACTGCTGATAGGCAGAAGCACCTTCTAGTTAAGACACAACACCCATCGCTAGACATTCGATTTGTCTTTAGCAACTCCCGTTCCCGCATCACCAAGAACTCAGCTACCACCTATGCAATGTGGGCTGAGAAGAACGGGTTTCTATACGCTGAGAAGGAGATACCTGAAGCATGGATCAAAGAGAAGAGAGTCAGTACATA